CATTTGGTAGAATCGTTTTTGAGTCTTACGGCAACCGGGGTACAACTTCATTCGCTGGAGCTTGGTCTAGTCAAGTAGGAACATGGGCCGATAATTCTGTAGCCTGGTCAAGTTTCCCGGTAAATCAGATACCCACAAACGTACCTGGAACCGACGTTATTTTTACTCCTAACTGGGCTAAAACACGTCAAACGGTCGTAAACTCTGTCACAGTCCTGGGGCATAATGAAACACACGAAACCACACAAACAAACGCCGCCTCGATAGCCACCTACGGGCTACGGGAATACAGACTTAACACAGACATACGACTATCGAGTGGAGTTCTTGCTAGAGCCGAAGCCATTATTACCGCCCAAGCGATCCCATTTTGGAACCTTGGTAGCGTGTCTATTCTTGTACAGAATCTAGGCACAGCCGATCGTGACAAGGTTTTAGAGCTAGTTAGCGGCATGGGTGTAACTCTAGAAAACTTGCCACAGCCAGCCCCAGAGTCGTACTACTTTGGAATCGTCGAGGGTTGGGGTGAGGTTTACACCCCCGAGCAACACATTTTAACTTTGTCACTATCTGACCCCAGATATTCGCTAGCGACAATACCGTGGGACGACGTAGATCCGGCCCTAGAATGGGGAGATGTACCCGCAGCTCTTAAATGGTTCGAAACAATAACTAGCCGAGATTTAGCGGCATAAGGAGAAATAATGGCACTCACCCCCGAAGGAACCCCCTACGTAGAGGCTTCGGATCTTGTCGCGGCCTATCCTGCGGCTTCGTTGTCCCTGGCTAACCGAGTAGACCTAGTAGGCGTCCTACCGTTTGCAGACTCAGCGGCTAGGGCCACGGCTATACCGAGCCCTAGCGACGGTCAATACTCGTATTTACAGGACAGCAACTCGACCGAGTTCTGGAACGGCACCGCATGGACGGCCGCCGGCGGAAAAGTTTTGCAAGTTGTCAGGGCAACCGACACAACATCACGCTCGACCACTAGCACATCATTTGTGGACGTTACGGGAATGAGCGTCACGATTACACCTAAAAGCGCGACAAGTTCAATAATCATAGAAGCGTTTTTTGGCGCAAATGTTCAATCCACGACGACTGGCAGTAGAACCGGTTCTTATAAATTGACGGACAGCAGCAACAATGGAATCTCTGGTGCTGAGAATATTGAGTTTGGCTTTATTAATTCAACGAGCGGAATTGCTTATCTTAAGTATGGGTTTTTATCCTTGCGAGCGTATGTGACTACCGGATCAACTAGCGCCGTAACGTACAAATTACGTTTTAGTGCTGTTGCCTCAAATGTAACAACCTCGGTAAGAAACGATGCAAGTACCGGCCAAATGTTCGCAACGGAGGTTAGCGCATGATAAACACAGCACAAGCAGTAATGAGCCTACGACCTGGCATTGAATGGAGCATGTCAGGTGATGACGTGGAAAATATCACGTGGCACACGGAAGGCGCCGAACCGCTGACAAGCGCGGAAGTAAAAACAGAAATAAAGCGCCTAGAAAAAGCCGAAGCGGATAAAGTAAAAGCCGATCAAGCAGCAACGACGGCAGCAATTGCACACGCCAAAAGCCTTGGTTTTACCGACGCCATGATCGCAGTAATGTACCCCAATTTAGGAGCATAAGATGTCACAAATCGAGGAAGAACTACACGTAGACACCCCGCCCGAGGTCGAGCAAAAGCCAAAGAAAAAGGCTAAGCCCGTAACCTCAACGGACACAGAGGGCTTGCAGACTTAGCACACAAAGTAGATCGCCTCATTGAGCATGTAGGAATGGACAGACAATGAAAAAATGGCTAGCGAACACTTGGGAAGGCTCAGTATTTAAGATAGCGGCAGGAGCAGGGCTAGGAGCGCTCGCTTCGTACCTTATGACTAGCGACGTACACCCGCTAATTGTGGCTATTAGTGCAGCTGTAATCCCGGTACTTATTAACGCGCTAAACTCGGCGGACTCACGTTATGGGGTGGATAGTGGCGAAACTTTGTAAAGGTGGCGTAACCCTACGGGATCAGATAGATCGACGCTGGCCTAAGCGCGATAAGCGCTCGGACGGTTGGATAGGCGACAAGGCACACGCCTCCCGAGCCTCAGACCATAACCCTAATAAAGCCGGAATCGTTCACGCTATCGACATAGACGAAAACCTAGGAACATTTTCCAAGGGTGGCACAGCGCGAGTCCTAGCTAATCAGTTAGCAGACTACGCCGCCTCGGGTCTCCCTGGCTCAAACAGAATAAAAAACATAGTGTACGAAAACCGCGTAGCGTCAGGTACTTACCGCAAAACATGGTGGACATGGCGACACGGTAACTACGGCCATGAAGGACATATTCATGTCTCATTTACAAGCTACGCAGACCGGGACGGGTCAATATACCCGCTGCCTATCCTCGCTAAATCGCCACTAACTAAAGCCAGGTGGACACGCGAACTCGCAAAAGCACGTAAAAACAGCAACTAGCCGGTACTCTCGAACCCTAACAAAGGGGAACACATGACCGAATATATTAAACCAGGCGAAGCCGCCGAACTACTCGGAGTCTCAAGGGACTCCATTAGACGCTATGTTGATAACGGCCAAATCGACGGAATCACCACACCTGGAGGACAACGGCGTATCGACCGTCAAAGCCTCGACGAGATTATTGGTAAGCGGGTGCGAATCTCCAGCACAGTTACAATAATCGAGGCAGAATGATAGCCGAGATGCTTGTATGTGCAGCTCTCCTCACAGCCCCGGCCTGCGTAGCAAACTCGACAGCCGCCGAAGACTGGAAAGGCTACGAGCCCAGCTTGTACACGGGTCAGCATTACGACAGTAAATGGGCAGGGGTTCGTAAGTGCATACAGCACAGGGAGTCGCGATTTAACTATAGGGCAAGGTCAAGCATTAGCACCGCAAGCGGGGCCTACCAGTTTCTAGACAGTAAATGGCGGGTAAGCCTTACACACATGATGATCCAAGAGTCGAGAGCTACACGCGACGGCTTAATCGAGGAGATTAAAGCTCTACGGTCTAAGCCGATTCAGAAATGGAATCGTTATTACCAAGACCGAGCATTTTTTACAGCCTGGGACAATGGAAGGGGGGCCGATCATTGGAATCAGACGCGTCACGGGTGTTAAAAGCGTCGTATTACAGCTTCGAGCTGGACGACCTCGATATACCTGGGCAACTGTTAGTTACTGTCCGCGACGGTAAACCAACGCTCGCATATCGGCGCACAATGTCTCACCGCTGGAGCCCTGAGATAATGCCAAACACGCCCGAATCTCGCTAAAGTGCTTGACAATGGTTTATCGACTGACCAAGGTTAAGCCACAGACCTACCAGAGGAGGGGAAGCCTCAGACCTCGGACTCAGATCCGGGGAGGTCTAAGAGTGGCCCTGTTTCTAGTGGCAGGGCCACTCACCACACTAGCCACTAGACAACTAAGGGGAATCATGCAAGATCAAGAGACACTATTCGATCAGATCGGCGACATACAGCTAGACCCGCCCGGCCATAACTGCACAGGACAACTCTGTACCTACTGCGAGCGCTTTGACCGCGAAGATACACAAGTCCTAGCCGAGATCGACCCAGCATGGAGAATGCAAGCGACAATCTTTCGTAAGTCCCTAGCTATTGGTGGACTGTTTAGCGCGGACGTCCTCATAGACGCAATCGGCAAGCCACTAGGACACCCTAACCAAATAGGAGCCCTGTTCAGGTCTTGGAACTCTCAAGGACTAATACAGAGCGAAGGTAACTTCGTGGTCAGTACTCGTTTATCCAATAACGGCCGAGTGATCAGAGTATGGAGGCGCACAGCATGAGTCCAGCGATACTAGGTCTAGTGTGCTTAACGTGTGGGCTCGTTATTGGGTTCGTATGGGGACATGCAGGCGGCCGAGGGTGAAAACATACACAGACGGCTATAAAGACGCTCTGCTCGACATTAAAATAGAAATAGAAGATAGCCCCATGACTATTCAAGACGTGGCTATATTGCTTGACGAGCTGTTAGCAGATTTGGCGTCGTTATGAGTGGCTACAATCTCGACGGCTATATCGACGTACCTAGCCGCATTAAACTATTCCTAGCCCGACACCCGGAAGGCTCGCTACAAATGGACGAGCCACAATTTGTCGAGGTCGAGGGTAAAAAATGGGTAATCGGTCGGGCTTACGCCTACCGCACACCAGATGATCCCAGACCAGGCATAGGCACAGCCTGGGAGATTGTCTCTACCTTCTCGCCATTCACCCGAGGATCAGAGATCCAAAACCTAGAAACAAGCGCATGGGGTAGGGCAATAGGAGCTCTGGGTATTGGTATCGACGCCAGTATTGCCACGCTAGACGAGGTACAACACGCTAAAGAGCGCTCAAAGGTAATGCAAACTACCGAGGCTATCCCAGATGACCCATGGAACACACAGACAGACACCCCAGCACCGTCATATAGAGCACCTACTAAGGGCTCAAGCATGTACCCAGCCACACCGGGACAAGTGAAGGCCATACACGCCATACTGGGTAAGCAAGGCACACGCGACGACCTCGACAAGCTAGCAGCCGTAAACGCCTGGCTAACCTCAATGAACAAAGAGCCCGTAACCTCGATTACTGAGGTAAACAAACACGACGCTAGCGGACTCATTGACTCACTACAGACGCCACCATAGGCACAGTCGTAGCGTGTCTTGCCTATGCGCTCAGATCTCTAATAGGTAGCTGCTTGACCGGAATGACGGAGGAAATAGCACCGGCCGCAGGTAGGACAAGGCGACACGCCGCCCCCGTGGGTAGGGTGAGTAATACCAAAAACCGACCACCACCGAGGCGGGATCGGGCCCCCGCCCGAGACCGAGACCGCCGAGACAAACACTAGGAGAAACACAATGGAACAACACACACGAAAGCCCGTCATGTACAGCCTGTACGAAATGCACTGCTCACGCCCTGGCTGCGGCTGCGAGCATACGAGCTGCGATCGAGGCTGGATCAACCACAGCAAAGGCGCATGGCCTTGCATGTACTGCCGCGAAGACCTAACAGGACGACTAATGAGAGCCGCCCAAGCTAAAGACAAAGGCTACCCCCAGGACGCCATATCCCGCATAATCATGGGTAAGCAGCGCACACAATGACAACACCAAGACAAGGACGCAACACAGCCGCATATCGCAACTGGGTCAAACAAGTCCTAGCCAACTGCGAACCAACCTGTATACGCTGCGGTTACCCCGTAGACATGACACTCCCACGCAACAGCCCCCAAGGAGCAAGCGCAGACCACGAACCACCACTCGCACTAACAGGCGACCTAACCCCCGGCCTCGACGGCTCAGGCATAGCGCACCTCCAATGCAACAGACAACACGGCGGCAAACTTGGAAACCAACGCGCAATCGAAAAGAAAAACGGAAACAAAACGAAGGCGACCGGTTCTTTAAGAGCGACTAATGACACTCCCGCCGCC